CTTATCTTCTTGAGCTGGTCTTGCAATTACTCATCACTGAGTGATGCAATACTGCTCTTACCTTGTTAAAGGTAATTGAGATTGAGAAGATAAGTACGAAGTTCTCGGGGATGACATTGTCATCTTCGATGATCTTTTAGCATATCGATACTTAGACGTTATGAAGAAATTAGGTTTGGAAATTAATTTATCCAAATCTATTGTTTCTCCTAAACGCCCTGTATTTGAATTTGCTAAAAGAACCGTAATAGGAGAGGTCTTGGTGAGTGGTTTAACTTACTCCCAAGTTAATTCTAATATCTCTTTATCTAATCGTATAAACAATGTTTATAACTGGATTAGATTAGGATATTTGAATAATCTTAGCTCTGTATCCACTGTCTTAAATGATTTTAAGACAAGTTATAGTTTTAAGGACTTCTCCTTAATGGCATCTAGCTTCGGACTACTAGGTCTATGTAAAAACATAGAGCATAGTATAATAATGAAAAGTCTCGTAAACCCAAATTTGGGTTGTTTATGAGACATTGAAACTGAAAAATTTTCAGTTCCAACTCGTTCATTATTAGTCTTAGCCAGAGATAGTATTTTGGGTTTAAACCCTGATACTACCTTGTCAAAGGACGATAATCGCCAAGAGTGATTTGATGAGTCAGAACATTTAATTGTTGCTGGAATCCTTCAAACTGCTCTTAACTCTATTAGAATATTATCAAGAGATTATCTTGATGATGTTTCTAAATGAGGGCGACTATTAATCCCTAATGTAACAGATCCCCTTCTACAGTCTTCTGTGGAAGGTTGATTAATGGAGGCTTTAGTAGATAATACTAGAGCTCAATTAATTGATCCTTTCGAAGTTGAAGATCGTGTTGAATCTAGATTGATTTATCACGCTAAAACTTTGAAAGTTACATTATCTGAAGCTTACTCTATTCTCCAGGAGGTGGAATCCTTATCTTATAAATATAAGGCTCCATTAAAGACTTCTTCGGCAAGTATTAACCGTATGGGATCTCAATATCTTAAAGATATGAGTAGACCTTTCTTTTTGAAAGGCCCCCAATATTGAACGGTACTTAGTCCAAATATGGTCTAACCTGGAAGCTTGAGAAAGCTTATTTCTCTCGTGTCATTTGACAACAAG